CGGCGATCCATCCGAGGACGGCGTTTCCGCCTGCCGCGATGGTGACTACGGCGAGTAGGACGCCGATGCCGATGAGGAGAAGTCCGAAGCGGGTCAGGGTGGAGCCGGGGCGCTGTGCGTTCGTGTTTGCGTTCATGGGAACAGTATAGGGGTGTGCGGTGGCTGATCGTCGCGTAAAGGTCGGGCTTGAGCTTGAGGCGTCCGGGTTTGAGGCTGGGGCGAAGCGTGCTCAGCGGGCGGCTGAGGGCCTGGGGTCTGCCACCGAAAAGGTGGGTGAGGACGCTAAGAAGGCTGCTGCCGCGTCTGAGCGGGCGTCGCAGCAGATGGCCGCAGCCCAGGAGAAGGCCCGGATTGCGCAGGACAAGGCCGCTGATGCTGTGGGCCGTCTTAGGGTGGCTCAGGAGCGCCTGGAGGCGGCGCGCGGGTCTGGTAATGCCGCGAGGATTGCTGCGGCCGAGGAGGCTGTGGCTAAGGCCCAGCGTGACGTGGAGTCTACGGCACGGCGGGCTGCGGACGCTCACGCCGCTTATGAGGATGCGGCGGGCCGGGCTGAGGTTGCGGCGCGTGAGCTTGGCGACGAGATGGATAAGGCGTCCTCGAAGAGTGGTCGCTTTGCTGAGGGCATCCGCTCGAATAGCGCGGACCTTCAGACGGCTGGCACTGCCCTGGCGGCTGTTGGGGCGGGCCTGACTGCTGCTTCTGTGGGCATGGGCAAGGCGGCGATGGACTGGGAGTCCGCGTTCGCCGGCGTGAAGAAGACTGTTGACGACTCCGCTGAGGGGTACGCGCAGCTCGAAGGGGAACTCCGTAACCTGGCGACGACGCTGCCGGCCTCTCATCAGGAGATCGCCGCCGTCGCTGAGGCTGCCGGCCAGTTGGGTGTGAAGCGCGACGACATTGTCGGGTTCACGTCCACAATGGTCGATCTGGGTGAGACCACGAACCTGACCGCTGATGAGGCCGCGACGGCTATCGCGCAGATCTCGAACGTCATGGGCACCATGGACCGTGAAGGGGCTGAAGGGGTCGAGCGGTTCGGTGCCACCCTGGTGGAGCTGGGCAACAACGGCGCGTCCACGGAGTCTGAGATCCTGGAGATGGCGCAGCGTATTGCTGGTGCCGCGAAGACTGTGGGCGCGTCTGAGTCGGATGTGTTGGCCCTGTCGAACACTCTTGCCTCGATGGGTGTCCGGGCTGAGCAGGGCGGCGGTGTTGCTACCCGTGTGATCTTGAAGATGAGTGCTGCCGTGGACGAGGGCGGCGAGTCCCTGGAGTCGTTCGCGCAGGTCGCGGGAACGTCGGCGGAGGAGTTCGCGGCGAAGTTCCGGTCGTCCCCCATGGAGGCGCTGGACCTCGTCGCACAGGGCATTGGCCGGGTGAACGCTGAGGGCGGCAACGTCACCGCCACGCTCCAGGAAATGGGCATCAAGGGCACCGAGGAGACTCAGGTCATGCTCGCCCTGGCCTCCGCTGGCGACCTGTTGTCCGAGTCTCTGAGGATGGGCGAAGAGGCGTGGGCGTCCAACTCGGCACTGGCGGAGGAAGCCCAGAAGCGGTATGAGACCGCCGAGGCTCGTATCCGGATGGCTTGGAACGGCATTATGGATGCGGCCATCGACGCGGGCGGGGCAATCCTGCCAGTTGTGGCGAACATCGCTGAGGGTGTTGCCGGTGCTGCCGACACTTTCACGTCCCTGCCTGGCGCTGTGAAGGGCGGCGCGGGCGCGCTCACTGGACTCGCCGGGGTTGCTGCTACGGCTGGCGGTGCTCTACTTCTGCTGGCCCCCCGCGCCATGGACACCTACGACGCTTTCCGCCGCCTGGCCCCGGAGGGGTCCAAGGCCGCTGGGGCGATCGGCAAGGTCGGCAAGGCCGCTGGCATCGCCTCAGCCGCGCTCGTCGGCTTTTCGGTGCTGAAGGGGTGGGCGAACGATGCCGCCCCTGCGACGAAGGGCCTTGAAGAGACCGCGAACGCGATGCTCCGCCTCAAGGACGCCGCAGAAGGTGACTTCACCGCCCTGGACGACCTGTTCTCCTCGGGTGAGTCCATCCGGGATCTCGGGGACGCGATCCGGTACGCGGACCCGTCCGACATGGACGCGCACATGGAGTCGTTCGGTTCCACTGTGCTCGGCCTGGAGACGCCAGCAGCCCGGGCGCGGGAGCAGTTCGACACGCTCGGCAAGACGCTTGCCACCATGGACGCCGAGTCTGCGGCTGAGCAGTTCCGCAAGCTGCGGGACGCGGCCGAGGCCGAGGGGTCCACCATGCTCTCCACTTGGGAGGGTGTGAAGGAGTACATGCCCGCGTATGCGGAGTCTGTGGAGGCGGCGTCGAATGCGACGGGCAAGGCTGCTGATGAGGCGACCTTGTACGGGATCGCCATGGGGCACCTGCCCGACTACATGCAGCCGGCGCAGGACGCCACTGAGGGTGTTGCTACGGCGGCTGAGGACGCGACCGAGTCCCTGGGCGCACTGGGGCAGGTGGACGCGGGCTCGAACGTGGGTGGCATCGCTGAGGCGATGGGCGTGCTCACGGATGAGGCCACAGAACTGGACGACAAGCTTGACGGTGTGCTTGACGCTCTTACCCGTATGGGCGTGCTGGAGTCCAACGCGATTTCCGCCACGATGGGCTACCAGGAGGCGCTGGAGAATCTGGCGACTACGGCGGCAGAGAACGCCGCCACGCTGGATCTGACCACGGAGGCGGGCCGCAACAACATGTCGGCGCTCCAGGGCCTCGCAGATGCTGGCCGGGAGCTGCTGGACGCGAACGTGCGTGCTGGCGAGTCTCAGGGCACTCTCCGTGACGGGCTGATCGACACGTACAGCACTCTGGTGGAGAACGCTCAGGCGATGGGCCAGTCTGCCACGGAGGCGGACGCGCTGGCCCGGAAACTCATGGGCATCCCGGCCAACGTGGACGTGGAGACGTACCTGTCTGACGCGGCCCTGGTCGCCGCTGAGGCGACGGGTAATGCGATTGAGGCGATCCCGGGCTACCGGGGTGTCACGGTCGCAGTCACCGAGGACGGGACTGTGGGCGAGGTCCAAGCGTCGATTGATCAGGTGGACGGCAAGACCGTCTACATGTACGTCACGACGGATGGCACCAAGGAGCGGGTGCAGCAGGAGATCCGTGAGATCAACGGCAAGCAGGTGCCGGTGTGGGTGACCGACAACGGCACTGTTGTTGGTACGCAGGAAGACATTTTCGCCATCACCGGCAAGAACGTTGACGTTACCGCTATCCCCCATACGAGCGCGGCCGAGAACGCACTGAACTACGCGGCCCGTACCCGGTACGCCGAGGTGGTCCTGACCGCCCGGTACGGGGACAGCACGCAGAAGGCGGCGCCGGGCTACAGTCAGGCGTTCGCCTCCGGTGGTGTGGCGCGGCTGCCTGGCTACTCGTCGGGCGGTCGTCTGCCGTATACGGGTCTGGGCACGGATATGATCCTGGGTGTGACCGGGGCTGGGATGCCGATTGCCCGGGTGGATGACGGCGAGTGGATCATCAATCAGAAGGCGTCGAAGCGGTTCCACGGCGTGTTGTCCGCGATCAACCGTGGCGACCCCAGTGTCCGGCATCTTGCCGGGTATGCGGGGGGTGGCAGGCCGGGCCGTGAATGGTCCGCTACCAGCATCAACCCGGTCGTGAACGTGAACACGCCCGCCGGGCAGGGTATCAACCCGGGCGAGCTGGAAGCAGCTGTCGCAGCAGGCATGGCCCGATACCGGCCCGTCTTCAAGATCGGCAGCTACGAGGTGGCCGGCGTCATGCGTGAGGCACAGGACTACATGGGCGGATGGTGATCGTATGGGTGGCCTTCTCGGGCCGGCCGGTGGGCTGAAGGAAATCAAGTGCGCTTCACGGCTGGACGCTAGCCCAGTTGCGGACACGGTCCTCCAGGTCGCCTCCGGTCTCGACTACGAAACCGAGTGGGTGCAGCTCAGGGCCGGGCGACCAGCCCGCACCTGGACCGTGGACGTGGTCTCGGCTGAGCCTGCGGACATGGACGTGCTGGCCGAGTTGGAGGAGTGGCAGCGACTCGACCGCACGCTGTTCGTCTACTACTCGGAGGCCGCGCAGCTCGACAACCTGCTGGACCCGGAGGCGTCGATGATGCGTCCGGGCCGGTGGGTGGGTGTGCAACGCGGCGGTTCGTCCATTGAGCCGGACGCGACGGGGCCGGTGTTCATGCACTCGGCGTCCGGTCCGCCGGATGGCGGGTGGGTGCATCTCGCGGGTGTGCCGGTGCCTCACTGGCGGACGGTCACCGTGTCAATGCTGCTGAGCGCCTACGAGGGGCAGACGGCCCGGCTTGTGGTGACCGAGGTGGGCATCGACGGGACGGACGGTCCTTCCCGTGAGGTGTCCACCTCAGGCGTCCGTGAGCGTGTGACTACCACATTCCGCACTTCGGGTGAGACCGTGTCCCTGCGGTTCGCGGTCCAGGGTGCGGTGACGATTGCCCGCCCGCAGGTGACGCTCACCGATGGGCCCCGCGATTGGGTGCCCGGCCAAGGGTGCCGGCACGCGGTGCTTGTTGGCCCGGCGGGTGAGGCCGTTCAACTCGCCATCCCAGAGAGGTCGTGGGGGCGGCGGTCTTCTTATGGGTGGTCGATCCGTGAGGTGCGCCGCCCCGACTAGTCAACCGTGAAGAGGAGGCCCCATCGTGCCGATGCTGTTGTCTGAGGTTCAGGCGGAGGTCCAGTCGTGGGCGAACTCTGTCAACGGAAAGTACATCGATTTCGATGGTGCCTACGGGGCGCAGTGCGTGGACCCGATTTTGCATTACGGTGCGACCGTCCACGGATATCCGCGCATCCTGGGGCATGGCGCGTTCCTGGCCGGAAACTACATTTCCAAGTACAACTGGGGTGACATCTCCGCCAAGCGGATGCAGCCCGGCGACGTGGTTTCCCTGAACTGGGGCGGGTACTACGGGCACGTCCTGGTCCTCCTGGCGAAGCTCTCGGATGGCCGTTGGCGGATTCTGGACCAGAACTCCAGGGGCACGGGGGACAATCCGTCCGGGCCGTGCGAGATCCGCACCGTGTCCCTGTCCTCGGGGGTGCTGCGTGTGGCCCGTCCGCCCCGGTATATGGGGGCCACGTCGTCTGCGCCCAGCCCCTCCCCGACCCCTACGCCCGAGCCTGAGCCGAAGCCGGTTCTGACTTCCGCGCAGATCCTCTCGGGCAAGGGCGACCTAGATTCTGACCTGATCCTGTTCAACGCGGACGCACTGGTGCGGGCCGCTAAGCGGGCCGGGGTGCCGCTGCATTTGGCGGCGGCGCTGATCCGTCAGGAGTCGTCCGGCCGGAACGTTTACGGCAACGACTGGGGCGGCATTTACGGGACGGACGAGAATACCCCGGCGTCCTACAACAAGACGGTCACGGACGCGAACTACCAGACGTTCCTGTCCCTGTTGCTGCGCGAGGACGGCACCTGGACGGGCCGCACCTCCAACGGTGTGGGCCCCGCTCAGATCACCTACTGGGCCTTCCACCGGGATGCTCGCGGCGAGGGCCTGAACCTCGCCAACCCGGAGGACAACATGTTCTTCGGGTTGCGCCTGTTCGCTGAGGCGCTGGGCGGCGACTACTCGGAGACCTCCGTGAAGCGTGCCGCCACCCAGTACAACACCGGGTCTGGTGTTGGTGCGCCGAACGCTTACGGGATCAAGGTGTGGGACTGGTCTGTCCGGTACCAGGCAGCCCTCGCGGGGGCGGCGGACACGGGCGGCACCACGCCCACACCGCCGTCTGAGCCGACCATCCCGCCCCTTCCCGGCGTGGAGGTCACGGACGACCCCGGGCCGCTGCCGGACCTTCTTGCAATGGCCGACACTCCGCCCCCTCCCCTGCCCGACCCGGCCCCCGGTGCGGCGCTCGCCCGCGATACCGTTTCTGCACCGTTGGCGCGCATCCGCTTCCGTGACACCCTGTGGTCGCCCCTGCGGATGGAACTACGGCGGGCCTTGCAGATCCCCGGCCCCGACCAGTCCCCGCTCGGTGCGCCCATCGTGGCCGCCACGGGCGAGATCGTGCTAGCCCGGCCCGTGCCGGTATCAGACCGGGGCTGGTCCATGTGGCACGACGACCCGCCCCGCGACGGTGAGCCTGTCGTGGTGGAGGTGTCCGACGACGGCGGCTGGACCTGGCGAACCAAGTTCACCGGATCAGTGCGTGGCGTGACCGGGTCCGTCTCGGAGCGCGGTATTTCCGTGGAGGTCGTGGACAAGTCCAGGAAGCTGGCTCGCCGGTTCTCCCATTTCCCGCTGAACTTCCGGATGCCGTCCCCGACCGACGGCATGCAGTACATGAGGCTCGGTCTGCACCCGGCGTTCTACGCGAACCTCGCCGCACGCCGGGCCGGTTTCTACTCGACGCCGCCGATGGTGGGCGGGACGACGATGGTGTCCGCCCCGATGGTCGGGTCCATGTGGCCTGAGCGGGGCACCATCAACCTTTCCCGCACGCTGAACGCGAAGGGGAAAACGGAGGGTGTGCCCTCGGACTCCCCGGAGTATCGGCGCACCTGGTGGGGGTTGTCCGTCCACAACGTGTTCGCGGTGTACCGGCCTCAGAAGGTTCAGTCGTGGGCTGGCCGGATGACGACGCCGCATGGCGTGCGCGCCCTGGTGGGGCCTGTCACGTCCACGATCTCGGCTGTCGAGTTGTGGTGGGACCGGGTCTCGATCACCACGATGATTTCGACCGCTGGTGTGGCCGTGGAGATCCAGGCCGGCTGGAACGCGGATGGTACGCGTCGCAAGGCGTGGGAGCGCATTCGTTCACTCACGCCGGAGCAGATCGCCAACGGCTTTGAGCTGAAGGTGTGGCTGCTCCCGGACGGCGTCATCACCATTGACGTTGGCGGGGAGAAGACCGTTCACACGGCGATCCCGGGGTGGCCGCGTGAGACCCGCGAAGAGGACATGTCCGACGTGCGTATCCTGGCCCCGGCCAAGGGTGCCCCGCTGGGCGGTGTCCAGGTCGTGGGCGACCCCACAGAGGGCTCGTTCGGGCCGTGGGAGCGGGACTTCATTCTCGACGCCGACCCGGATCACATGATCTGGGGCATGTCCGCTTTCGAGAAAAGGTCTGGGCTGGAGATTCTGTCTGAGATGGCGGAAGCTGCGTTGGACTCCACATGGGTGGATGAGGACGGGCGGCTGTGGTATGTGTCGCGCGCCCGCATGGACGCCCGGGAGTCGGTTCGCACGCTGGGCCTCCCCGACTTGCAGACTGCCCCAGCCAAGATGGCCCCCGACTCGGTGCACGCCGAGGTCGAAGTCACCCGCATGCAGCCTTCCCTGTTCCAGACGCGCATGAACTCGCGTGCGTGGGCGCAGGTGTGGGAAGGCCCCAGGGACACCCTGGAGCCTGGCGGCAAGTGGGAGCAGATCGTCCGCACCCCGGACAACGAGGACTGGTTCCATGTGGACGGGTCCTTCGAGGACGTGGTCGCGTCCTCCGTGGCGAACGTCAACCGGGGCATCGGCTCGTGGGTGGGCGGGACCGTGCTCAAAGAGACGGATGACGGTGGCACCGACGAAATCCCGGCCCCGCGTTCCTGGTTCTACGGGGAAGCGGACCGGGTCACGCCCCGCTCGTACAGGGTCGCGTTCGGGTACACACCGCCCTCCGGGGCGACATCCGAGCTGGCCCTGTCCAACCCGGACCTGCCCGGGCTGGCAAAGCGCCGTGAAGGTAACGGGCCGATCATGCGTGCCCGTGGGCTGCAGACCTGGGAGGACATGGACCCGGTGACCGTGAAGACGGGTGCCCGCCAGGTGGACCCGTCCACCTACACGCACGAGGGCGGGCGGTGGGTCCAGTCCACCCTGTTGGCCCGCCGTATCGCTAACCGGCTCGCCCCCATGCTCGCGCAACCGATCCCCGCGTGGGGGCCGGTGCTCATGGGCCGTCCGGACCTCAGTCTCCGGCTGGGGGACACCATCACTCTCGACATGTGGGGCACGAAGCGGCCTCAGCGTTTGGCCGGCGAGGTCCTGTCGTTCTCCCCGGACGACGGCCTCACACAGACGCTCACGCTCCGTCAGCTCCGCCCCTGACCAGGAGGTCACTTATGGCACTCGGCAACATTTCCGGGATTTCGTATGTGGTGCCGGATGACCCCGGGCATCCGACGGTCACCCCGGAGGACACTGAGGGGATCGCCAAGTCTATTGCGGCCCGTCTGCGGGAGTGGGGGTTGCGCCTCACTGAGCGGGTGGACACCCTGACCGCCCGCGTGGACTCCATCGCCGGCGCTGTGGGGCTTGCTCCGGGCTCTCCGGGCGACTCTGCGGTGTCGGCGTTCATCCTCGACTCATCCTCGCGGACGCGGGCGGCCGTGGACTCCGTCGTGGGCTCAGCGATGCGTCCAATCCTCGACACAGGCCCGGTGCACATCTCCCGGTTCGGTGCGGTGGGCGACGGTGCCACCGATGACACCGCCGCCCTGGTCGCTGCTGGCGCGTCGGGGCGGGAGGTGCATTTCGACGCAGACCGGACGTACAACTTCGTCGGCCCGGTCACCCTCACGGCGGGCACCCGGTGGCTGACCCACGGCGCACAGTTCTACCTGACCGCCGCCCGTGACGCGTCGAACGTGCTCATCGAGTCAGACGTGTACATGGACCAGCTGAAGCTCTCGTTCGTGGGCGGTGACGCGGACCGTGGTGTCACGATCCGGGGCTCGGACGTGCAGATCGACGCGATGCGTCTGGTGGCACGCACCCCGTCCACGGTCCGCAACTACCGGCGGCGCGCCCTGAACGTCGGGGTGGAAGGCTCCGGTACGTCGAACGTGCGGCTCGGGCATGTGCGGGTTGAGGGCTGGTTGGACGCGGTCGCCTGCTGGCAGTCCACGGACGTGGACTTTGAACGGCTGACGATCCGCGGCTACGTCCAGGGCCTGCTCATGCGTGACTGCGCCCGCGTGCATGTGCAGTCCGGGTCCGCGAAGAACCCGAACACGGTGATGACCAAGGGCAACCCTGGCGAGAACGGGATTCTCGTGGAGGACTACGACGAGAACCGGGAACGCGGGGACCTGCATTTCGGGGACTTCCATGTGGATGGGTCCGGGGAGCACGGGTTCCGTGTGGGCGGGCAGCTGCCGATCACGGGCATCCACTTTGATGGGTGCTCCACGTCGGGAACGGGTGCCGGTTCGGTGGAGAAGCACGGCGGGTGCGGGTTCAAGGTGTTGGGCGCGACGACGAACCCGTCCCCGACTGCCCGGCACGAAAATGTGCGGTTCACGAACTGCACAGTGGAGGATGTGACCCCGGGCATGGCGTCAGGCAACTTCTCCGGCTTCAACATCGGCAAGTCCAGGAACGTGGTACTTGACAACTGCATTGTTCGCAAGGTCAATGGGCCGTCGTCGGCGGCTTACGGGTTCGCGCTGCTCGGCTCCGAAAACGTGTCGATCATCAATCCGACCGTGGAGGACACGGTGGGTGCGGCGATCAGACTGTATTCGGAGGAGACGACGGCGGATTACCAGTTCGGTGGCGCGGCCACGGACATTCATATCACGGGCGGCACCCTCCGGCGCACGACTGCCGGCCTGCTGATTAATGGCGGCGGGGCCACGATTCGGCGTATCACGATGGACGGGACCACGATTGACGGTGGCGCGCATGCCGTGGCCGTGTACTCGTCGATCCTGAACCGGTGTTCCTTCGATTTCTTGGCGGCTGGTATCACGACGGAGACGTTGCTTGGGTGCGAGACGGCGATGGTGTCAGGGCGGGGCGATCTCGTGGGGGCCTCCGCCGCCCGTGGCGGGTCCACTTTCCTGGACTACGCCTCGTACCAGACGAAGGTGTACCGCTCGGGTGGGTGGGCTGCTATCTGACCCGCCCTACCCAAACATTTTTACCCCCACGGTTCGGGTCTAGCCCCTCACCACCACTAACTTAGGAGGACCCCTTGTCTGAGACCCCTATCCTCAATGCTCCCGTCTATGAGCACGGGTACGTGACGGGCCGCTATCTGACGGCTGTCGCGGACGGCCCGGACGATGACCACCTCATGGATTTCACCCCCGCGAAGGGGAAGGTGATTTTCACCCCTGAGACGGTGATCCGCCGCCATGAGGGGCCGTCCCCTGCCCTGGTGGTGCAGCGGCCGGTGGAATGCCCGATCAACTCGCAGGGCTACTTGACTAGCCCGGACGGTTGGCGTGGCGTGTCCCTGATCGTGGGTATCTACTCGGTGCGTTTTGAGGTGCAGGGCGCTCAGGTGCCCGGCCCGAAGCGTATCCAGGTGAAGGCGTCGCACACGCAGGACGCGCCCCTTGACCTGGTGCTCAGTATGCCGGAGGTTGTGCCGCCTGGTTCTGTGGTGGTGGTGGATGAGACCACTGCTCAGCGGGCGGAGGCTGCTGCTGCCCGTGCTGAGGCTGTTGTGACGAACCTGGAGTCTGAGGTGCGGGCGGTGGTCCTCGCGTCCCCCGAGCTGAAGGGCGAACGGGGGGAGCCCGGCGAGAAGGGTGATCCCGGTGCGCCGGGTGCTGTCCCCACCTCGTCGGACTACCTGATCGTGGGGCCGGGTCGCCCGGACCAGCCCGCGACCACGAACGGGGTCATCACCGGGGACGAGCCGGTCGGTGCCGAGTACCGGTCCACGGACGGTGCGGGCGCGGGCCTCTTCGACTGGATGAAGCGCCCCACCGGCTGGGAAATCGCAGGCGGCGGGTCCGGTATCGAGGAGGTGTTGGTCACCGCCCCCTCTCTGTCGGTGTCTGAGCCAGGTGATTTTCTGGCCGACGTGGCGACCACGCTGGTCCTCCCGGATGCTTCGACGGTGACGCTCATGGCCGGTGAGGTCGCGGCGGTCCGTCATTTCGCGGGCGCATGGCGGGTGTTCACGGCCACCCCTGGCGCGGTCGTCAAGGATGAGACCGCCCCGACTGCGGGCACGCTGGCTGTGACCGTGGCCCCGACAATGGCCACGCTCACGGTCACTGGGGCACTGGATGACGTGGCACTTCACGCCCTGCCTTACGCCTATTCGAAGGACTCGGGCGCGACGTGGACCGACTGGACTGACGCCACCACCTACCAGTACACGGGTCTCGCCCAGCAGACGTCTTACGGGTTCCGCCATAAGGTCCGTGACGCCGCCGGGAACGAGCGGCCAGGCACCACGGTCACCAAGTCCACGCCGAAGGTGCCCGGGTTCGCCGTGGTCGGTAAGGACACCTTCACCGCCGCCGACGGGACGAACGTCGCGGGCCGGACCACGGAGGTCGGCGGCTTCACCACGCAGGGCACCGGCACGATCCTGAACAACCGGTTCGAGCAGGGGCAGGTCACCACCTCCGTCGACGCTAAGTTCCCGGCCCCGACTGGCACCGTCAAGAACCCGACGCGAGTCACAGCGGCCTACAGCGTCGGAACGTACCACGGCTCCAATGTGCGCCTCGCCATGTGGACCAATACCGCCGGGTCGAACACCATTAGCATCGTCGTGAACCAGTACGGGAGGCTGGGCTTCGACGGCGCCACGAACCCGCCCTGGGCCGTCACCTGGGCGGGCGGCTCGAATCCCACCGTCGCCACCTCCGGCACCATGTCTATCGAGGCCGACACGACCAACGGCTCCGGCAAGATCGTCGTCAACGGAGAGCAGGTCGGCACCATCTCCGGCCCGACCACGCAATCCGCCTACGGCGCGACGGCCGTCCTCACCCGTGAGGGCTGGATGGACGACCTGACGATCGAGGTGGCCTCGTGAGTATTCTCGCCATGATCGCGGCCATGCAGACCAACGGCGGGCCGCCCCCCGCACCCGTGGACCCGCGCCCCGCGCCCCTGGATGACGTGGTGGCGGCCATGCGCCCCACCGGGCGCGTCATCTTCACGGCCACCGTCGCCCAGGACGGGAGCGGGGACTACTCGACCATCTCCGACGCCATCACGGCGGCTCACACGGCCCAGGCCGACCGCATGGCCGCTGAGGGCGTCGCCAAGGTCACCCCGAACTACGCGACGCGGCTCATCATCAGCCCCGGCGAGTACCGAGAACCGGTGGGCGTTGGACACGTCCCGTGGATACAGCTCTACGGGGCGGGGACCGACAAGACGATCATCCTCCCGCCCGGCGACGGCACCGCCCATCGCGGCGTGCTGGAAGCCGCCGGGCGGCTCTACGTCGAGGGGCTGACGTTGCGCCGCGACGTGTCCAACGCGGACAAGACCCGGCCCGTCTACCCGGTTCACACCAACAACCTCGGCACCTCGATCTACGCTGACGTGTTCTTCGACAACGCCCTCGGACCTGGCGGCTCCGCCTTCGGGTCGGACGGGTCGCCGGATGGTGCAACGTACCTCTACCGGTGCCGCCTCACGGGCGGCATGAACGCTCACGGGTGGGCGGACATGAACGCCGAACAGCGCATGTCGATCATCTCCACCACGGCAACCGGTCAGGTCGGCTGGACCACGATGAACGACACGTCCCCGGCGGACGTGTGGATCGTCGGCGGCACCTCCGGGGCGATCAGGGCAGACGGATCGTCCGCACGGCTCCACCTCGACCCCGCGCACGTCACCTCCGGGACGATCACCGCACCCGGCCCCCGCGACGCCGACACCCGCTGGCCGATCCCGTTCGGGGGCCTGTCCCCGTGGGACCAGGCGCTCTACGGCATGGGCGACCCCGACGCCACCGCGCCCGCCGGGACTCCGGGCTACTGACCCGCCCTAGCGGCCCCCGCCCACACGGCGGGGGCCGCTCCCCACACCCTAGGAGGCCACCGTGCCCGCCCGTCTATTCCCTTCGACAGCCCCGCCGATCCGTCTGGCCCTCGGCGCGCTGTCCCTGTACGCCGCCACCCGCGCCGTCGCGTACGCCGTGCCCGGGCGCGACGTCCAGGACCCCCTCATCGCGGCCTCGTTTGGTGGCCGTCTCCTCCCCCTCTATGTGGCGTTGTGGGCCGTCGCCGCCATCCTCTGCCTCTGGGACATGCGACGCCCCACGATCACCGGGTGGGGGCCACGCGCCGTCGTCGGCATGATGGCGCTCTGGGGCACCGCCTACGGGGTCGCCTGGCTTGTGGCCCTCGTGGGCACCGAGCAGTCCCCACTCTGGTGGCAGACCGCCATCACCTACCTCGGGCCAGCCATCGTCATCGTGGCACTCCTGGCCGTCCTCCGCGTCGTCCTGCAGACCATCGCGGAGCACCTAGACGGGGCCGCACCGGAGGCCCACGAACCCGGGGAGGAGGCCGACTGAATGGACGACATGTACATTGCCAGCATCGCGGCAACGGTCGCGGGTCTGGCGGGCGTCGTCGTGTCGAAGTGGCTTCCACAGCGGGGGACCACGGAGGACGCGCTCATCGGCCGGCTCGCCGCCCGCCTCGAGGATGTAGAGAGCCGTGTGGGGGTCCTCGAAGCCCGAGAACGCGCGCTCCTCGGCTACGTCAGCGTCCTCCGCTTCCACATCGACTCCGGGAAGGGACCACCCGCCCCGGACTGGCCGGAAGGACTCGTGTGATTGACGCCGCGACCCCGTACGCACTACACCACCGGGAGGCCGACGCCTCCCACCACACCACCACCACCACGGAGGAACCATGAGCATCCCCGGTATTGGCCGCGTCCTGAAGAACGCAGGCATTGAACACACCCTCACAGACGGGTGGAAGGACCGCGTATGGGTCCGCGACGGCAAGCCGTTCGACTGGGATGAGATCCGAGCGGTAGTTACTCACACCACGGAATCATCCCCGTCCGCTTTCCAGCGTGGCGAGGACGCCCCCACCCTCCAGTGGGTCATCAACGGGCAGGGCTACCACACCTACTCGCTGCTCATCGGGCGCAGCGGCCACGTCTACGTCATCAGCGCCCACCCCGGCGCGCAGGCCGGATACGGCGTCTGGCCGCACACCGGCAACGTCGGCTCCGTCATCCCCGAGGACCAGGGCAACTCGTACAGCCTCGGCGTGTCCATGGACGCCTCTGTCCAGTACCCGCCCACCCGCGAACAGCTCGAAGCCCTCGCCCGCGTCCTCCACGCCCTCCAGAACGAATGGGGCGGCGGGCTGGAGATCATCGGGCACGGCGAATACAATGGGTGGAAGGTCCGCACCGACCCCACCGGCGTCCCCGGCGGCATGGACGCTGTCCGCGACGCCGCCAAGCGTGGCACCTGGGAGAAGCCCGCCCACACGCAGGCCGCACCCGCTACCGCTCTGTCCTACGTCGTGCGCCCCGGTGACACGCTCTACAAGATCGGGCGGACCTTCAGAGTCCCCGCGACCGTCATCGCACGGGACAACAAGCTCACCAACCCGGACGAGATCGTGGTCGGCCAGGAACTCACCATCCGGCCCGGCGTCCGCGTCCACGTCGTAGACAAGGGCGAGAGTTTCTGGGGCATCGGGCGACGCTACGGACTCACCCCCGAACGTCTCGCCGCCCTCAACGGCAAGACGATCAAGGACACCATCTACCCCGGCGACATCCTCCGCGTCGCCTGAACGGAGCACACAATGAACACCGCAACACACGTCCTCTGGCAGTCCATCCTGAGAACCATCATTCCCGTCGCGGTTGGCGGCATCCTCGGCTGGTTCGCGTCCGCCGGGATCGAGCCTGACCCAGAGCTGGAGTCCGCCCTTGTCGCGGCCTTCACCGCCGCCGGGACCGCCATCTACTACGTGGCCGTCCGACTCCTCGAGGTCTACGTGTCCCCCAAGTTCGGATGGCTCCTCGGCCTGGCGAAGTCCCCCGACGGCTACTCCGAAGGCCCGCCCCCCGTCGGCCAGGCAGACGACGAGGACAACTACGACCCCCGCCACCGCGTCGCTGACTGACAAAGCCAAACAGACAGACTAACAATGCACATTGACAAATGTGCAAGTCTGTCATGCTGCCCCGACGTGTGATACACTGGCACCACGAGACCGCCCAAGCCTCTCCACGATGCTCAAATGCGGCGCGCAGGACGACCGGAACTGATCAACCGGAGACGCCTGCGGTGAGGCCCGGCGACCGTCATGCCCCGGGAAAACGAAGGCCCCCACGATGACCGCCGCACTGGCATGGTCATCGTGGGGGCCTTTTTTCGTGCCCGGGGTCAGCTTGCCGCGATCACTGGTCGTCCACCTTCCAGGTCGGGGCGGAGATGTGCTCTGGAAACATGGCGGAGAGTAGCCCGTCGCCCTCGGCCTTGCGCCAGGCCCCGTACCACCACCCATTCGCGCCGAGCACGGCCTCACGGGCGCGATGGGCGATCCCGTCCACCTCGGCCTTAATGAACTTGTGACCGTCATTGGCGACGATGACGGTGCCGCACTTGGTGGGGAGCTCCGGGACGGTGCGGTGAGGGTTCGCCCTGCGGAGGGCAGTCACACCTTGCCAGCCCTTGTTGTAGATGTGCTGGGACGCGTCGTCCCAGCCCTGCTCACGGGCGGCTTCCACGCGGGTCGCCGCCTCGTCTACGTGAACGTAGTCCGTGTGGTCGCACTCGAACAGCCCAGCCGCGTCGGGGTGGTTGAGGGCGGCGGTGAGGACAGCGCGGGCGTCCCGTCGGCAGCCCTCCTTGTGGCGCTCGCTGATGGAGTTCCAGCCCAGGATGCCCGGGTTGGCTTCCTCCCATGCGGAGGACGCCCCCGCCTCAACCATCGCGTCGGTCGGTTCGATCTTCTTCTTGCTCATCGTGTCTCTCCTTGGGTGGTACTTCGGTGGCGTCTCCACTCTAGCGCGCGGTCCACGGCAAGTGAAGACTAATACGGCGAATGCCACAACGGCATGATTCTGCGGTACGATCAGGGGCATGACTACACACACCGACCCCAACGTCCAGATCATCGAGAACGCCCGCCCGGAAGACGTGCGGCCCGGCGACCACATCGTCTGGGAGCACACCGAGACGTTCCGCGGCGTGACCCGCACCGTCCGCCGCGAAGGTATCGCTCATCACCGCGAACAACTACTAGACGACTGGGTGACCGGCGACGATGGGCTCATCACGGACGGCGAGGGCGAGGACATCACCCTCACGATCCGCCGCCCGATCACGAAGGAGGGCTGACCGATGAGCGCCCACGTCATCCACGCCGACTGCCTCACCGCCCTCCGCGACATGCCCGACGCCTCCGTGGACGCCGTTGTCACGGACCCGCCCTACGGCCTGTCCAACACCACCCCCGCGCAGGTCGCGGACACCATCACCCGCTGGGTGTCCGGTGACCGCGAGTACCTGCCTTCAGCAAGGGGCTTCATGGGCCACGAGTGGGATGGCTTCGTTCCCCCGGTCGCCGTGTGGGATGAGTGCATGCGCGTGTTGAAGCCGGGCGGGCACCTGCTCGCGTTCGCCGGGTCCCGCACCCAGGACCTCATGGGCCTCGCCGTGCGGCTTGCCGGCTTCGAGATCCGCGACTCCGTGGCGTGGCTCTACGGGTCCGGCTTCCCCAAGTCTATGGACGTGTCCAAGGCGATTGACAAGCTCAACGGGCGGAAGTTTGAGGACCGCTACGCCCTCGGACGGCACATCCGAGAGCGGCGTATTGCACTCGGACTCACCCCGGCAGACGTGAACGCGTGGTTCGGGTACAAGGACGGGTGCCAGCACTGGGAGAGGCAGGACCCATCCGGTGCTCGCGTGCCCACCCTGGCCGACTGGGCGGTCCTCAAGCCTCGGCTTGGGCTGTCGGACGAACACCTTGCCCTCGTGGAGCGGGTGGAAGCGGAGCGCGAGATTGTTGGGCAACGCGACGTGCCTGTGGGCCACGCATTCGCCGGGGTCACCTATGGAGGTGACTCCGCGAACAAGACCGTATCGATCACCGCTTCCCGCTCGGACGAGGGCAAGCAGTGGGAGGGTTGGGGGACCGCGCTCAAGCCCGCATTTGAGCCGGTCACCCTGGCCCGTAAGCCCTTCCGTGGCACGTTGGCCGCTAACGTCCTGGAGTACGGGACCGGGGCGCTGAACATTGATGCAACGAGGATCAGCGCCTCCACTTCTCCGGGTGCGTCTCGTAGTAGTCGCGGTGGTAGCACTTCCGGCACATCCCCCGAGCGCGGAGGCGGCCAAACGCCCCGCACCGCGAGCACTCCGCTTCCGGCTTTGTCTGCATCTTCACGCGAGGATCGTAATGACCCTCCTGCCAGTGATGACGGAGGTGTGACGAGTTGTCCACGACTTCCAGGTTCTCGGGCCGATTGTCCGTCTTCACCTTGTTCTTGTGATGAACATGCTCATTCGGCTTCAGCGGGCGTCCGAGCATCTGCTCAGCCACGAGCCGATGCTCTCGGACCTGACGCCCTTCGTGGAGAAGGGAAATGTAACCAGAGGAATCAATCCATGCCATTCTCTAATGGTACAGCACCCCATGTTGAAAATAAAGGCCGCTGGCCCGCGAACGTGGTGCTGGACGAGTCCCAGTCCGCCGAACTTGACCGGCAATCGGGAATCACCCGAAGCAGTGTCCGCAAGCCGACAGGCAAGGATGAGCGCGGTGTCTCCGACACCGCATCACGCATGACTATCCGCCGGAAGGACTCCGTGCAGCGCGGAGTTTCCGACTCCGGCGGCGCGTCCCGGTTCTTCTACGTAGCGAAGGCCCCGAAGTCTGAGCGGCCCGTGGTGGACGGCACCGCACACCCCACCGTGAAGCCCATCGCCCTCATGCGGTGGCTGGTCCGCATGGTCACCCCGCCCGGCGGGACCGTGCTGGACCCGTTCGCGGGGTCGGGGACCACCCTGGAAGCGGCCATGCTGGAAGGCTTCAACGTGACCGGGATCGAACGGGAGGCTGACTACCTGCCACTCATCCAGGCGCGTATCGACCGGGTCACCGCTGAACTGGCGGCGCGGGCCGAGGCTGAGGGCGACACGCTGTTCCCCATCGACGGGGCAGCGTCGTGAGTCTCCTGGAAGAGCACCTCGCCGCGCTCCGCCGTGACCGCTACTCCGAAGCCACCCTCGACGCCCGCGAACGAGTCCTCCGCAGCATCCCCGACCTCGAACACCCCACACGTGAGCAGATCATGGACTGGTGGGAGGCCCGGCAGACACGCGAGGACGGCACCACCCGGGCCGCGTCCTCACTAGCACAGGACGCATCCCACCTCCGCGCGTTCTACAGGTGGGCCATGCAGCAGGACAAGGCTGAACGCAACGCCGCCGACTGGCTGCCCCGCGTCCGGCAGAAGAAGCCGGCGCCCACCCCCGTCACCGAGGCCGACCTGTACCGGATCATGCAGGACGCCGACACGCCCATGCGGCGCATGATCGCGCTCGGATCAATGGCCGGGCTACGGTCCGCTGAGATCGGGGCCGTCAGGTGGGGCGACCTCGACCACGGCAATGGCGTGCTGTGGGTGCGTGAGGGCAAGGGCGGGAAGGACCGCTCGGTGCCGCTGTCCGCCGGGCTGCTGGCCGAGCTCGGGGAGCCGGGCCGCCCGGATGAGCCGATCATCGGAAAGCCCATGACGGGCAAGGCGGTGTCGCAGGCGATCTCCCGGCACATGCGGCGACTCGGCGTGGACCTGTCAGCCCACAAGCTGCGGGCCAGGTACGCGACCCGGTTCCTCGCCGCGACGGGTGATCTGAAGGCGGCGGCGGATGCGTTGGGGCATGCCGACTTGTCGAGCATCAGCAGGTACGTCATCGCGTCGTCGGACACGATGCGGCGGGGCGCTGAGGCGGCGGGGCGGATTGGGTGAGCGGGAATGTGACGCAGTGTGACGCGCCCACTCAATGCGCGACTTGCTCAACCTGCGCAGGTACGCCTATAGTCATCCCATGACCAACACCTACCGAACAGCAGAAGCAGCACGGATGCTCGGAGTACACCCCAGCACCCTCCGCCGCTGGGACCACAAGGGCATCCTCACCCCCAGCTACCGGACCCCCACCGGAGAACGCCGCTACACCGACGCCGACCTCGACGCCGGACGCAAGAACCCCACCGCCTGACAACGGCACCCCCGCAACACCCCCGACTAGAGCCCCGGCACTAGCGCAGACACAAAGGAGTACAGCCATGCCCGAAAACACCCTCACCGGATGGAAGCGCCGCATCGCCGCCTACCTGGAAGCGAACGGCATCGAGAAGTCGCCCTCGGCCATCTCCCGGATGGCAACCAAGATCAACAAGCGGTTCGAGTGGTCTACCGCCAACATCGACGCGACGGACTACGAGCTCGCCGAGACCGCCCTCCGCATTTTGGGCATCCACGCCGATCCCACCGCCCGCGACGCCGTCCAGAATATCGAAGCCGCCGCCTGACGGGACTGTAACACACAAGGAGAGAGCATGAACTTCACTGGTCGCGCGGATTGGGTCGCGTTTGTGGCTTGCGTTGCGCTTGTCGTCTTGTGCGTCGCGTACCAGGTGGCGGCGCTGTGAGACGGTCCACGGTTTACACGATCATCCTGGGCTGCTACACGGCTGTCCTCGCCATCCTGGGTGCGAGCCTCTGGCTGAACGATGAACGGCTGGCAGTGATCGGCCTGCTCCTCTTCACCGGCCTCTGTATCGTGTCCGCCGTCCTGATCACCCTCAACGAACACTGACCACCACATAAGGAGAGAATGATGAACCCCATCGAAGCGGCCGACCTGGCCCGCATCATCCTGGACGACACCGAGACCGACCGGCACATGGACCTGTACACCCTCACCGTCATCGAAGCCCGCACCCTCGCCCGCGCCGTACTGAACGGAGAGACCCATGACTGACCCCGTGACCCTCGCCCGCGAAGTGCTGGACCTCACTCACGAGGACGAGACCGTCACCGTCTGCTCGGTCCCGGACAACAAGGTCGCCGCCCTCGCCCGCGCCGTGATCGACCTGACCGCCCGGCTTGACGCCGAGCGTTTCTCCCACGCGAACACCGCCGTCAAGGTCAAGAACGTGGAGGCGCTGGCGGACCGGCTGGACGACGGCCACCTCCGCTACCTGATCCGCGCCGCACTGAACGGAGAGACCGCATGATCCGCCATGACATGCCGGAGCGTGACTATCACGCACACCTGGCACTGAACGCCAGCACACTGAAAGCCGTTGCCACCAAGCCGCTCGCCAAGGTCCGTCACGACCTCGACAACCGGGCCGGCTACAACCCCGCGTTCACCATCGGACGCGCGGCGCACCGTCTCATCCTCGAAGGCAACGGGGACGGGATCGTGCTGATCGACAAGCCCGACTACCGGACCAAGGAGGCAAGGGTCAGCCGGGATGCTGCACTCGCAGCCGGCAGCATCCCGCTTCTCCCCCACGAGCATGACCAGGTGGTCGCCATGTGCGCCGCCGTCAAGGAGGATGACACTGCCGGCCCGCTACTCACCGGGCACGCGCCCGAGGTCAGCGTGTTCGCGGACTTGTACGGTCAGCCCTGCAAAGCCCGCCTCGACGCATGGCACGCAGACGACGGCACCGGACGGCCCCTCATCGTGGACTTGAAGACCGCGGCAGACGCGAACCCGGAAACGTTCGCACGCACAGCCATTACGTACGGCTACGACCATCAGATGGCCCATTATCGGGACATCCTGGAAGCGGAGACCGGCACCCTGCCGCGTTTCCTGTTCGTACTGGTCGAGAAGACGGCACCGTATCTCGTGTCCGTCGTGGAACTGGACGACCTGTTCTACGACCTCGGCAAGCAGAAGAACGAGACGGCCGCCGCCAAGTGGTTGCGCGCCAAGGAGACGAACCAGTGGCCCGGCTATGAGGGCATCAACCGTGTCCTCGCCCCCATGTGGGCGCTGGACGAAATGGAAGAGGAGATCACCGAATGAACGACATCGCACCAACGCTGGTAGGGGACAGCAACGTTCTCAGCAAGGCTGACCTCATGGATGGGCCGCAGACATTCACCGTCGCCCGGGTTGACATCAACCTGTCCGACAAGAAGCGGCCTACCGCGATTCACCTTGTAGAGTCGCCCGGTAAGCCGTTCAAGCCCAACCTGGGGATGCGGAAGCTCATCGCCAAGGGGTGGGGGAAGTCCTCCAAGGAGTACGTCGGACGTCGCCTGACCCTGTTCCACAACCCCGATGTCCTGTGGCAGGGAAAGCGGGAGGGCGGGGTGGAGGTGTGCGCCATGTCCCATATTGAAGCACCGTTCACCATCCAGATCCCCGTCAACGCCAAGCAGGCAAAGACGGTCAAGGTCGAGGTGATCCCCGACTCGGCCCCCTCGCATGAGGTCCAGCCCGACTGGCAGGCCCTCATCGTGGAGGCCGGCGACGACGTTGCAGCCCTCCGCGCCATGTGGACTGACGCACAAGCCCGGGGCGCATCCGAAGCCATCCTCAACGACATCAAGAACGCCGCAACCACGGCACAGAGCAAGGAGAACTGAACATGGCCGAGAAGGACGACATCATGAGCACCATCCGCGACGAGGCGCTGCCGCTCGGGGAATCCCTCAAGAAGTTCGGTGACGGGGCGTTCCAGGTGGCACTCACCATGATGGCGCAGGGCATCTGGTCTCCCGAGAACTTCACCAACGTCACCTGCGACGCAATCAAGGCGACGGCACCCCAGATCGACGCCGAGTTCAACAAGCTCAAGGAGAACTAAACGTGGCAAGCATCAACACCGAGAGCAACGAGCCGGCTGGCGCCCTCCACGTCAAGGTAGTGCCCGACTTCGACGGCTTCACGGAGGCGCTGGAGAACGGACTGCGCGACGCCGAGGAGTCGGCGTCTCCCCTCCTCGCCATCCTGACCCGCATCGAGGACCACCTGCGCGTGATCGCCCGCGCACACCAGCCCATCACGGTGGGCCGCCACGAGTTCCGCACCCCCAAGAAGGAGAGCTGAGCATGCCTATCCCCACCATTCAGGAGACCGCCGGAGTCCTGGCCGACCCGGAACTCAGGTTCACGCAGCAGGGCAAGGCTGTCCTGTCCATCCGGCTCGCGTTCAACGACTCCCGGTACAACGAGGAAACCCGCCAGTGGGAGAACACCAAGACGTTCTACGTGGACGCGACCGCCTGGGAGCAGACCGCCGAGCGTCTGGCCGATCAGATCCGCAAGGGTGACCAGGTGTACGTGTCGGGGCGGCTGGAGACGCAGTCGTGGGAGAAGGACGGTGAGAAGAAGTCGAAGCCGTCGCTGACTGTGCGGACCATGCGGAAGCTGGAGAAGAACGCCCCCACCCAGCAGCAGGGCGGCGGCAACTTCGCCCCTGCCCAGTCCGCCGGGTTTGGTGGTCAGCCTCAGCCGGCACCGTCCCAGCAGGACCCGTGGGCCGGCGGGCAGCAGCAGGCCGCGTGGGATGAGCCGTCCGCCAACGAGCCGCCCTTCTGACCCGCAAGTAGTAGCGAGGGGCCGTAGCCGTCGCGGTTGCGGCCCCTTGCCCCACTGATACGAAACTCGTAATACCTAACCTGAAAGAAGCAAAAACGTGACCGTCCGTGTCTACACCACCCCGAACTGTAACCAGTGCGCCATGACCAAAATGTGGCTCGACAAGAAGGGCATCCACTACCAGACGGTGGACCTCGCAGACCCCGCCAACATGGGCGACTACGAGGCCATCCGGGCGCTCGGCTACAAGGCGGCACCCGTCGTCGCCATCGGCACCGACTACGAGGCCCATTGGTCTGGTTTCCGGCCCGACCTCCTCGCTGAGCACTGCCTCGACCCCGAAGACTGAACCACACGCAAAGGAGAGACCCCATGGCACTTGCAGACCACAAGCCCGCACGTAAGCGCGGCCACCTCGAACACGTCATCACCACCCTCGACGCCGAGGACCAGGCCACCCTCACCGCGTGGCTCCACGACCCCACCTACACCGCCGCATCCATCGCCCGAATCCTCACCGAAGAAGGACACCCCACCGAGGGCCACCACGTCGTGCAGTGGCGCAACCGCAACGTCAAGGGAGCCAGCAAGTGAGCCTCAAAGACGCATTCCTTCGCACCCGGCAGGCAGCCCTCGACATCGCCGTCGAACGCGCCCGCCCGAAGACGTGGAAGGCCGGCAGGGTCACACAGGACGGGGTCACTACGGTCACCACTGACCCGGTGGCAGCTGACACCCCGGACGGCACACACGCTGAGCTGCTGGAGGCGCACGGCTTCGACCCGGCCCGGTACCGCATCGTCGGCCCGATCCGGTCCACCCGGTGGACCGCATATCTGCCGAAGGAATACCGGACCAACAGTGTCGAAGGTGAGCCGGTCGAGGATGCGTTCACGTTCCAGGCGAAGGCAAGCCGCTTCCAGGTGGTCGAACGGGCAGAGGGCGAACTGTCCATAGACGAACTCGTGGAGGTTGTCAACAACTACCAGCCCGGCGAGCCGCCGACCCCCGCCGAGTTCATGGAACCCGGCGAGGCGTACGTGGTCGCTTTGGGCGACGCCCAGGCGGGTAAGCTCGAATCCCCCACAGAAGAACTCATCGGGCGGCTACTCGACTACATGCACAAGGCCGTGGAACCACTCCAGGGCCGCAAGGTCGAGCACATCCACCTCGCCTGGCTGGGCGACGCCTGCGAGGGCATGAACTCGCAGGGCGGGTCACTACGCTGGCGCACCACACTCACCATGACGGAGCAGGTGCGCCTCATCCGGCGTCTCATGCTGAAGCAAATCGAGATCCTGGCCCCCTACGCTGAACGGCTGACCGTCGTCAGCGTCGGAGGCAACCACGATGAGGGGTACTCCCGCGACTTGAAGACGCGGGAGGACGACTCATGGGCGGTCGAGGCACTGAACATGGTCGCGGACGCGTTGGAGTTCAACCCAGCGTTCTCCCATGTTGAGTGCTATGTGCCCGGACCTGACGAGCAGGGCGTGGTCATGGACGTGGCCGGCACCGTGATCGCCCACGTCCACGGGCACAAGATCAAGCCCGGCAAGTGGCGTGAGTGGTGGGCCGGCCAGGCCCTCGGACGGCAGGCATACGGTGAGGCCGACCTGCTGCTCCAGGGGCACATGCACCACTGGCAGGTCAGTGAGGATGGCGACCGTAAGTGGATCTGCGTTCCAGCGATGGAGAGCGGGTCAACGTGGTGGCGGGACTCGACCGGCACCTGGGGGTCGCCCGGCATCCTCACGTTCAAGACAAAGGACGGCAGAATCCGCGACATGACCAAGATCGAAGCTACCCCCGAACACAAGAACAACTAACCCAAGGAGTAATCGTGAACGACACCAAGGCGCAGGCCGCGTGGCACCCGTACCGGAACGCGTGGGAGGCCGCGCAGGCCGAACGTGCCAAGCGGGAAGAAGAGGAACGACAGAAGCAGGTGGAACGCATGACCCGCCTCATCGCCAAGCGGGGGGCCTGGACATGAGCGCCGACGCGGCCGCCGTATTCCGCTACATCGAGCACGAGGCCGGGCAGCTCATCCGCAAAGCCCGCACCGAACGCGACAAGGCCTGGCAGGAAGTGGCGGCAACCCACGCTGCTTCCCGCCAGAAGGACGAACAGATCCGCAAACTGACCCGTGACTTGCGGGCAGCAGAAGGACGGGCCAGACGCGCCCGCCGGCAACTCGGCCAACTCGAAGCAAGCTACGACGCACTCCTCATGCGCCACGCCTTCGAGAACGCCAGAACCAACTAACCTGCACTACCACAAGGAGAGAATGATGAACGACCAGAACATGCAGGTCATCGAGAACGCCACCCGGAACGACGTGCGCTCCGGAGACCACCTCACCTGGAAGTGGGTGCAGGAGATTGACGGCGTGACCGTCAGGTCCTCCCACGAGGGCATCGCGCACCACCAGGACGAATACGGCGCCTGGTGGACCGAGGGCGGCATGTGGCTCACGTCCGTCGGTGCCGGCACCCTCACGATCCGCCGCCCGATCACTAAGGAGAACTGACCGATGATTAGCACAACCGAACTGGTTTATGCGCTTCAAGGGTGGGCGTCGGAGGGCGGCATCCCGGAGCGTGACGCCCCCGTGATCCGCGCGTTCCTGACCGGGATGCGCGGCACGGAGAAGGGCCGTGAGCACGTCTACGACGCGTTGGTGGCCGCGAAGGAATGGTCCTGGGTTGACGCTGACGCGGCTACCTGTGACGTGGACGAGGCCCGCACATTCCGGCGCGCCGAGAAGTCCGCCGCCGCCCGACTCGCCACCATCTGCGAAAAGGTGATCGCATGACCGCCACCACGACCCTCCAGAAGGCTCTCGCCGCGCAGGTTGCCCTGCCACTGGCCCAACTGCCCGAGACCGCCGGCCACTGCCCGGCATGGATCGATTCGAAGGGCGCAGAGTGCAAGCGCCCGGCCACGGATGGGCTGTTGTGTCGTCGTCACCACAACGTCGCGGAACGCCGCCTGGCAGCTGCTATCGAGAAGCGTCAGGCCGAGGCCGTGAAGGCCAGGGAGAAGGCTCCGGCCCGACGCGCCCGCCTCGCCTCCATCGAGGAGCGGATCGCCCTCCTTCAGTCCCGTCTGTCCCACCCGGACACCACGGACATGGCGGCGTATGGGGGTGCGGTGAACATCCGCATCCAGGCCCGTCGTGAGGCCGCGATGGTGCGGGACGTGGAGACGGGTGCGGAGCTGCACCGGCTGACCCGTCAGGCCGAGTCCCTGCGGTCCTTGCTGGGGGTGACGGCATGACCCGCATGGCCGGACACAAGATCAGCGACGACGGAACCCGCATCGTCTGCACCGCCCCACCTAATGCCGCCTGCCGTGCCAGGCCAGACTGCGACACCGAAGGCTGGGATGACCGGGGATGTGGTGACCACGACCCGCGCCACCCCAACACCCCCGGACACGACTGCTGGGCCGTCGAGTGGACCAACGCCCCCGGTCGCTTGGACTACACCTGTGGCGACGACCCCGACCCCACCATCCACCCTGGCCGTGCCGTTGCCCTCACCTGGCAGGGCAGTGACATCGGCATCACCTGGGTCTACCGCATCAGCGCCAAGGAGGAAACATGAGCACCCCGCACCGCATTCAACGTCAGCGCACGAAAGGCTGGCGGATGCCCGAGAACACGGTTTACGTGGGCCGGGGAACAAAGTGGGGCAACCCGTGGAAGGTCACCCCACATGAGGATGGCCGGGCAACGGTGACAGACCCGATCAGCTGCACCGCATTCGAGTCAGTACCCGCCGCCAACGCGCACGCCACCGGATCATTCCGTTGGCAACTGCTCAATCACCCCAATGTCCTCGGCTTCACCGAGACGGAGGCCAGCGCCGAGCTGGCTGGGAAGAACCTGGCGTGCTCGTGCCCACTCGATCAGCCGTGCCACGCGGACGTGCTACTCGAAATCGCTAACCGAGAGGAAGAGGCAGCATGACCCGCCGCCCACTGATCCTGGACCTGCTGCCCGATTTCCACGGAGCCACCATCACCGACGTGACCTACTGGGGCACCGGCGAGGCCGAACGGTTCAAGTCGGCCACCCGGGACGATGACGGTGTGTGGTCGGCCTCAGCGTGGATCGGGCTCCGGCCCCTGAACCTGCACTACATCACCGAGTTCACCGTTCACCAGGGCGACGACACAACCACCTGGACTGAGGGGTCCCACCCGAACCACTGGTCCTGCACCGTCGAGCGCAAGGATGAACGATGACCCGTCGCCCTCATTTGAGCGTCACCCCCACGGGCCTCGCTTACATCTCCGGTGACTGGCACGACCGGGACAGCGCACACCACGCCGAAGCAGCTTTGCGCACCATCTGGGCGGACCTCGACCGCGCCGGCCTCACCGCCACACTCAACGCCGAACGCGCCATCCACCAAGCCCGAGCCGAACAGATGCTCGACACGATCGTAAGGAACCAGGAATGACACGCCCCATGCCCTACACGGAAGCGCCGCCACACCCCGGACGATCACCGAAGTTCTCGGGGGATGACGTGGGCCACGAGGAAAGGCTGGCCGCGAGAGAAGCGTGGGATGACGCCCGGTGGAAATACACCGAGAGCATCGTGGTCGGACGGGACAAGCGCCTCACGGACGCCGAGTGCGCCGCCCACTACTGGCAGGCATTATGCTATCGCGCCCGCGCCCTATCCGAAATCATCAACCTGCCACCGCATGAGGCGAGGCGAATCGTCAAGGAATCCGACACCTGGCACCGCTTCGGCACCCATCACCACGCCCTGGAGGAAGCATGACCGAGGCCCGCCGTATCCGCACCACCAACGCCGACCCGCTCAACAGTTGGAAGCTGCCCATCGGCCACGACATGCCGCGCGCCACCACTGAACACAACCGTGCCGCAGCCGCAGCATGGCTCGAAGCGCGACGACGCCGAACCGGACGCGTCGGAGAAATCGACCTCGACGACCTGCGCGCCGGCAGACTCGGAGTGCGGCCCTTTAATCGGCCCGCCAGTGAGTGACCCGCGTGCACATTCGGATTAGGACATTTGTCCGATTCGGGCTATAATGGTGGGCAACAGAAGACGGCCCCGGAGAGCGCGCCAACACTCTCCGGGGCCTAGCCGCTCACTTGACACAGACAAGGAGGGCGTACACATGAGTGTACCCAACGAGGACCGCGCCACCCTTGCGCGCGAGTTCCTGCGCATGGCGCACAAGAACTACCAGACGCACTACGCCCAGCGCGTCTACTTCGCCCGCATCTCCCGCGAACACGGCCTCACCAACAAGGAGATCGCCGACGCCTATGAGATGACCGAATCCGGCGTCCGCAAGATGCTCGAACGTGCGGAGGTGGCCGACTGATGCCCCGCTTCGACGTAAGTAGCGACTTCGCTAGCCACCCCGCCGCACAGGGCCTCACCCTGCACCAGATCGGCATCTGGACCATGTGCGGGTCATGGAGCGCCAAGCACCGCACCGCCGGGCGAACGCCAATCGCCGTGGCGCGAAACTTCGGCGCATCGGACAAGGACATTGCAGCCCTTGTCGAATGCGGCCTTTGGGCCGTCGTAGGCGACGACGTGACGTATGCCCACGCAGACCTGTGCCGCTTCATCGCGGGAGACTGGCGACCAAAAATCCCCAGTCGCATCCGCGCCACCGTCATCCTTCGGGCGGGCGGCATGTGCGCCCAGTGCGGCTCCACCGACGAACCGCAGATCGACCACATCAAGCCCTGGTCAAAGGGTGGAACGCACAGCCTGGACAACCTCCAGCTCTTGTGCGGCCCGTGCAACAGAGCAAAGGGGGACCGCTGGTGAGCGACCGCAGACTGTGGGTGAAGATCGACCGGGGCTACCTGGACAACCCGAAGATGCTCGACATTTTGGATGTCAGTAGCACTGCACCTCTCATGCATCTTGCATCCATCCTCTACTGCTCCCAGCACCTCACGGACGGGCATATCAACCCGTCCGTGGCGCGCCGAAAGGTGGGCGGCACTAAGGAGGATGAGCGCGCGCTGATCGAGGCGGGCATGTGGCACGAGGCTGGGCATGGGTGCGAGAGGTGCCCGCAGCCCGCCGAGGGCAAGGTATACGTCCACGACTACCTGGAGCACAACCAGACCGCGCGCCAGGCAGAGCACGTTTCTCAGAAGCGATCCGAAGCCGCGCAGAAGCGGTGGGGGGGCTCTTCGGGTGTGCAAAGTGCATCCAAGGTGGATAGCAAGGCGGATGCAAATCAGATGCAGAGAAGAGAAGAGAAGAGAAGAGAAGACGAGAGCAAGTTCGCGACCTGGTATGCCGCCTACCCGAAGAAGGTTGGCAAGGGCGCGGCGGAGAGAGCATTCAAGGCGGCCTTGAAGAAGACCGACCTTGACACGCTCATCGCAGGCCGAGACCGCTACATCGCAGCCACCCGCGGCACTGACCCCAAGTTCATCGCCAACCCCGCAACGTGGCTCAACGGGGAACGATGGGCAGACGAGACCCCCGCCCCATCCAAGGCCACACCCCCGCACCGCATCACCGGACGAATGGACTTCTGACATGACACCAGAGCAGATGCTCATCGCCACCTGCCTCGCCTACCCCGACGCCGTCACCCTCACCCGTGGCCGCGCCGACGCCGAGGACTTCATCGACCCCCGCTACCAGCACCTCTACACGGCCATCCTCACCGAGTACGCCGAAGCGGGGACCGTAAACCCGATCACCGTGCACCAGCGGGCCACCACCGCCGGCCTGCGGGGCGTAGACCTCGTGGACCTCTACCGGTGGCAGGAAGCCATCAGCTCCGCCACCGTCGCCCCCACCCTCGCCGACCAGGTCCGGGACGGGGCACTCCGCTACCGTCTCGGCCTCATGGTCGGGCAGATGCACCAGCGGATCTCGGACACCGGCACCCCCGTCGCTGACTCTGTGTCCGAGATGCTGGCCGCGCTCACGCAGATCCGGGACGGGGCGACCGGCGGCACCACCCTGGCCGCTAAGACGCTCCGCGAGATCCTGGAAACGGAGGACGAACCCGAGGACTGGGTCATCCCCGGACTGTTCGAACGTGGGGACCGGCTGATCCTCACCGGCTATGAGGGGCTGGGCAAGACGACGTGGCTCCGGCAGATCGGCATCTGCGCAGCCGCCGGCCTCAACCCCGTCACCCTCGACCAGTTGGACCGTCAGATCCGGGTGCTGTTCGTTGACGTGGAGAACTCCGAACGTCAGTGGCGGCGTGAGACCCGGGGAATCGCTGTCGTCGCCGAACGCGGTGGCCTCGGTTCCCCCCGCGACTACGTCCACGTCCACACTGGGGCGCGCATGGACCTTCGCAAAGACCGCGACCTGGGGCTCGTGCACCGGCTCGTGGACCAGTACCAGCCCGAGATCCTGGTCATTGGCCCCCTGTACCGGCTCACCCCGAACGGCATCAACAACGACGAGGAAGCCGCCCCGCTGATCGCCGCACTGGACACACTCCGGGACCGGGGCCTCGTGCTCGCGATGGAAGCTCACGCCCCGAAGGGCAGCATGGGGGAACGCAACCTGGCCCCTCGCGGGTCGGCGGCGCTCATGGGCTGGCCCGAGTTCGGTTTCGGGCTGGCCCCGAAGGACCAGGACGAGACGGGCCGCATCCAGACCGCCGAGGTCGTCCGCTGGCGTGGAGACCGTGACCGTGGCCGCCGTTGGCCGAAGATGTTGTGGGCTGGCGGCCCGTTCCCGTGGACGGCGGACGAGGTTAGCAACAGCACACGACAAGCCCTGTACGCCCGCTAGGAAGCCCGCAACCACCAGTCAGGTCCCGGACTGCCACCAGGGCCACAAACCCGCCCCAAAACGGCGCACAAGGAGAGAGCGTGCCTCGCAGATGATGGGAGTTGCATCCCGTACCTACGCCATGTAGGCTGTGGGTACACACCAAGGAGAGGAAAGACCATGAACACCACCGCCACCATCCAGAACCGCACCACCCGCAACTACCTCGGCCGCGAGCGCCTGACCTTCGAGTTCGCCCTGTCGAACACGATCCACGCCCGCTACACCACCGTTGACGACTACGGCTACACCGGACACGACATTCACCTCGACCGCGTCCAGGTCATGGTCTGCAAGGGCCAGAACGAGACCACGTACGTGATCGTGAACGAGAATGGCCGTCGCCTCGAAATCCAGGGCGCCGCCCGCCTCGACGGCGAGTTCCGCCAGTTCCGCAAGCCCGTCAGCGACAACCAGGACGAGGCCCGCGCCGCGAAGGTCCTCGCCAAGTGGCTGGCCGCCTGACCCATGGCAACCCCACTCAGGAACTTCCGGCTCGACGACGAAACCTGGCGACGGCTCAAGGAGCGCGCCGAAGAAGAAGGGTCAGACGCCTCGACGCTCATCCGCACACTCATCACCCGCTATCTGTCGAAGTGACAGATGCAGGGGCGCACCCAATGGTGCGCCCCTGCCCGCACAAGGAGAGAACACCATGACCCGCCCCCGCCTACTCGACCTCTACAGTTGCGCCGGAGGAGCCGCAGTCGGCTACCACCGTGCAGGCTTCGACGTCGTCGGCGTAGACATCGCCTTCCAGAAGAACTACCCCTACGAGTTCCACCAGGGTGACGCGCTCGCCTACGTCGCCGAGCACGGCCACGAGTTCGACGCCATCCACGCATCCCCGCCATGCCAGGCATTCAGCAAAACCCGCACCCTGCACAACAACGAACACCCCGACCTCGTCGCCCCGACGCGGGAGGCCCTGGAAGCCACCGGCAAGCCCTACATCATCGAGAACGTTGTCGGCGCACCCCTGATCGACCCGCTCATGCTGTGCGGCACCGAGTTCGGCATGACGGCCCTCGACGTGGACGGTGTGCCCCTCAAAGTGCTCCGCCACCGCCTCTTCGAGTCGAACATCCCCCTCACCCGACGCGGCGAATGCGACCACGACCCCTCCATCCTCACCGCCTCGATCTACGGGGCCGGCGGAGGATGGACGCCCGAGCATCGCGACAGCCCCACACGGCGCGGCGGCTACGTCCCCCACACCGACGTATGCCGGGAACTGCTCGGCGTGGACTGGACCACCAAACACGAGCTGTCACAGGTCGTCCCGCCCGCATTCACCGAACACCTCGGCAAGCAGCTCATCCAGCACATCTGAACCACACCCAAGGAGAGAACATGAACACCCTGCCAGCCCGCTTCACGCACCCCCACGCGGAAGTCCCGACCCGCGCGCACCCGACCGACGCGGGCCTCGACCTCGCCGCATCCGAGACCACACACATCGCACCCGGCGTCGTGACCCTCGTGCCCACCGGCATCTCGGTCGCCATCCCCGAAGGACACGTCGGCATCCTCGCCGCCCGCTCCTCACTCGCCGTCAAGAAAGCCATGACCCTCGCCAACGGGGTCGGCATCATCGACGCCGACTACCGGGGCGAAATCAAGATCCCCATCATCCCCCTCGACGGCTGCCACAACCTCATCCAAGCCGGCCAGAAGATCGCGCAACTCATCATCATCCCCATCGCACTACCCACCGTGGAAGTCGTCGCCGAACTGCCGGACAGTGAACGCGGCCACGGCGGATTCGGGAGCACCGACGCATGAACGACCCCATCAACCCGGACCACTACCGCCGCCACGGCATCGAACTCATCGACCTCATCGAACACATGCCCTTCTCACGCGCCAACGTCATCAAGTACGTTGCCCGTGCAGGCCACAAGAACCCGGCAACCGAACTCGAAGACCTCCGCAAAGCCGCCTGGTACATCAACCGCGAAATCGCACGACTCGAAGGAGAGAACCAATGACTGACCTCACCCCCAACCACCCCGCCGTCGAAGCGGCGCATACCGCGTCGCAAGCATGGATGGATGACGTGGCCTGCAAACTCCCGCGCGACGAGATGGTCTACATCCTCACCGCCGCCATCCCGCACCTGGACGCCGACGACCTCCGCAACACCGATGCCGCAGAGGAAATCCGCACCGAGGGATGGCTGCAGGGCTGGGCCGCTGGACGTGACCTGGACGGCGACGAGGACGCGATCCCGTACCTCCGCAACACCCCCGCCGGACGCGCACTCATGGCCGAAGGATGGGACGCGCTGATCGAAAGCATGTCCGCATCCGGCGAGTTCCACGACGTAGACCTCCGAACCATGCAACGTCTGAACCCCTACCGGAAGGCCGACGCATGAGCCGAACGTGGACGCTGACCATCGACGCGCCAACCCACCACACCCGTGACGGCAAAACACGGGTCCTGTGGATCAACGCGAACTCACGCGAGCACTACATGGCGAGGGCACGGAAAACCAAGCTGTGGCGGACAGCGGCATTCGAAGCCGCACGACGCAGCCCCATCCCGCCCCTCGACAAAGCACGCATCACCGTCACCATCCACAAAACCCGTGGAGGACGATACGATCCGGGCAACCTAGCCCCTACGGCCAAAGCGGCTGTAGACGGCATAGTAGACGCCAACATCCTCCCCGACGACGACGCCGAACACCTCGAAGGCCCCGACATGCGCGCCGGCACCAAAGCCGACCACCCCCATATCACCATCACCATCCGCGAAATCGGATGAACCGAACACTAAGGAGAGAACCATGAGTTCAACCGAAATCTACGGGCACCACATCAACCTGCCCGAACCCAACCCCGGCGGCATGGTCACCGACGTCATCGTGCTAGCCTGGATCGTGCACATGGACGGCGCACAAACCCGCGACATGCTCGCCATGTCCGCCACAACCCAAACCACCGGCATCGTGCAGCTCGGAATGATCTCCGCAGCTGGGGCCTCATGCTCCGAATGGGACGAAGAAGACTGAACCACCACAAGGAGAGACCATGAACACCGCATACCCTGCATTCGAGATCATGACACCCGGCCTCGTCGGGTCCGCCATCACCCTCCGATCCGCCAACACCCAGGTCACAGGACTCCTCACCGGCTTCCACGTTGACGGGTGGACCACACGCACCCACGACGGCACCACCACGGTTGAGGACATCAGCGTGACCGCCCGCTTCGACCGCAACGGGGACGACTGGGACGTGCCCGTCACCCCAGACATGACCCTGGAAGTCCACCCGTAGACTGTCCACCACCACCCAGCGGCCCCCAGCACAAAGCCGGGGGCCGCTGGAACACGCAAGGAGACCCGATGACCTGCACTGTGCCCCACTGTGACACGCCCACCGCAGACGGCATCCACCTCTGCGACCCGCATGAAGGGTCGTTGTTCACCCTCCTCGGGCAGATCCCCGACACCCTCGCCGACGCGCAAGACACCATCGCCAGACTCGACACGCGGCAGAACAGCGGGCGGGCCAGCACCACGCCCGGCACGCCCATCAACCTGGAAGCATCCGAGCGCGTGTCCGAGCTGAATGGGCTGCTCGTGTCCTGGTCGCAGATGCTCCACGAAGCAACCGGCGAACCAGGCGACGCAGGGGCCGACTACCTGCGCGCCAACCTGCGCCACATCACCCACCACGACTGGGCCGGCGACATGCTTGACGAGCTGCAACGAGCACACCGGCGCGTCATCCAAGCCATCGACACGGCACCAGACTGGCGCACCTACGGCCCATGCCACATCGAAGGATGCACCGGACTCATCCGGGGCAAGGTGGGCGACGTGCTAGCCCGATGCCGGACCTGTCACGAGCCCTACGACGCGACCGAACTACGCGACAACGCCCTAGCCAACGCATGGGAAGAAAGCGCACCCCTCGCCTCAGTCATCCGCGCACTCAACGCAACCGGCATCAAGATCAAATACGACCGCGCGAAGAAATGGGTGGAGCGTGGCAAGCTCGCCCCCGACGACCACGGCAACTTCACAATGGCCCAAGTGATAGAAGTTCTCCGCAAGACTTGACACGGGGCGCAACTGTCACCTACCGTGTGTTTAGGTCGCCCGTAGACTCAAGAGTACGAGGCGACCAACAACCAACGCCCGCTAACCGTTGTGGTTAGCGGGCGAAGACTTTCCCAGACCACCACGAGGGGCGCTCCTCTCCTTGCGCCAAACCCGTGGTGTGCCCCGCCGTCGAGCCGCCCCCGAGGTGCGCTCCGGCGGGGCTGTACAACTTAGGCAGGGAGGCAGACATGGCACGCGCCAAACGCATCTGCCCCAAACCCGGATGCCCACACGTCGCCGTAGGCCGCTACTGCCCCCAACACAACCGCGAATACGAACAGAAGCGCGGCACGAAACTGGAGCGCGGCTACGACGCACGCTTCCGCGAGCTACGCAGGATCGCCCTCGACAAAGTAAACGCAGGCGGCGTCAACTGCTGGAGATGCGGGAAGCCAATCGAGGCAGGCGCACCATTCGACCTAGGCCACGACGACCACGACCGCACCATCATTCGCGGGCCCGAACACCCGCGATGCAACCGAAGCGCAGCCGGTCGAGCAGCTCACCTATACTCGTAACAACAAAGAAGCGCCCCCGCGATGACTGCAATCATCCGGGGGCATGGCCGAATCTCAGGAGGATTCGACATGACCCAGCGTACATGCGAACACCCCGGATGCAACAAGCCGCACCGGGCGCGCGGGCTCTGTGCCACGCACTACAACCAGGTGCACGCACCCAACCGGCACAAGAAGAAGCCGGTTGAGTGCTCCTTCTGTGGGGAAACAGTCATGAAGGATGGCGGCGAGCGCCGAGGGCGCCGGCCAACCTGCTCGAATGAATGCAGGTCGTGGCTCACCCGCCCTTACTGCCGCCTGCCGCATGACCACTGGGCGCTCTGGTACGGACGAACTTGCAAGCTTCCCGTTCCGAGGGTGCGCCGCGACGAGGTCGTCCCTTGCGCATGGTGTGGGGAGTGCTTTCACGCGACCCGCACGGCCTCCAAGTACTGCAAAGAAACCTGCTCGCGCAAAGCGGGCAAGGCTCGGCGCAGGGCGCGGGAGGCTTCAGCGCCTGGCGAGTTCGCGTGGTCTGAGGTTATGCGGATTCACCTAATGGCTGAGCGTCGCTGTTCGTACTGCGACACGGTCACCGACCAGCCCGACCCTGACCACGTTGTCCCGCTAAGCCGAGGCGGGCGCAACGACATCGGCAACATCCTTCCATGCTGCAAGCAATGCAACGGAGACAAAGGCGACATGACGCTGGCCGAATGGGCTGAGTACCGAGGGCGCCGAGGCAAGGCGCAGGTCAGGGTTGAGTTCAATCGAAGCGAGGCTAGATTCCGTCACCTGATCGAAGGCGTTGCGACGGGGTCGTCACACCGACTCAAAATCGAGTTCGAGCGGGCGGCTTAACCTAAGCAACCCCCACCGGGCGGGGGCGGAGGCCCCCCTCTGCCGTAACCCGCTGGTGAGGTCTCTGTTTGGCGCGGAGGGATCAGAGTTTCCTGGAGTGCGATGCTCCGGGTTGTCAAGAGGTGGGCGCGAGGCCCCCAGGAGGCATGTTATGGCGCGAGGTGGAGCACGTAATCGTTCGGGGCCCCAGCCGGACCCTATGTCGGGCCGGTCTGATGCTCGTGGGTTGAAGTTTGACCAGTTGCCGGCGGAGGGCTATGGCGGCGAGTTCCCGGAGTTCGGTTTGCCGGGTGCGACTGAGCGCGAGTTGGCGGTGTGGGAGAAGTTGTGGCGGACTCCGCAGGCTGCGGCGTGGGCGCGTGAGCCGTGGCGTCACTCGGTTGTGGAGAGCTACACGCGCTGGGTGGTTCGTTCGGAGGACCCGGAGGCTTCTGCTGCGATTATGGCGCAGGTGCACCGGCTTGGCGATCAGCTGGGGTTGACTCCGGCGGGTTTGCGTGAGAATGGGTGGTCCATCGTCCGCGACGAGGTTGCTCCCCGTCGAGAGGCGCACGAGTCGGTGCCCGCTAAGGCATCGCCTCGGCGGCTGAGGGCCGTTGGCGATGGTGCATAGTGCTCGCGTTGGTGTTGTCGATTTCCCAACGCTAGGCGACCTGCTGGACGCCTGGTATGAGCAGCATTGCACGATCCCGAACAAGCTGGGTCAGCGCGTCCCGTTTCGTCAGTCTGACTGGCAGTTTTGGTGCTCGGCGAATCACTATCGCGTTAAGGAGTCCGCGAAGTGGGACCCGGAGTCGCCGCTTATGGCGCAGGCGTTCGTGTATCGCCGGTCGATGGTTGTTGCGCCGCAGAAGACGGGTAAGGGTCCGTGGTCTGCTGCTGTGACTGCTGGCGAGGCGGTCGGCCCGGTGATGTTCGCTGGCTGGGCGAAGGCTGGTGACGCGTATCGCTGTGCCGATAATGGCTGCTCGTGCGGTTGGGAGTTCTATTATGAGCCTGGGGAGGCGATGGGGCGTCGTCGCCCCGGGCCGTTGATCCAGCTGCTTGCAACGTCGGAGGAGCAGGCGGCGAATGTCTACGGGCCGCTTTCCACGATCATCATGGATGGCCCTCTGACGCGGCTTATGGCGACTCGTGAGGGCTTCATTCGCATTCTTGATGGGGATGGTGGCCCGAAGTCGAATCGTATCGACGTTGTCTCGTCTTCCGCCCGTTCTCGACTCGGCAACCCGATCACGTTCGCGGTCCAGGACGAGGTCGGGCTGTATACGGTGCAGAACAAGATGATCGAGGTGGCGAACGCTCAGCGTCGCGGTCTCGCGGGTATGGGTGGTCGCTCGATTGCGACGACGAATGCGTGGAATCCGGCTGAGAACTCGGATGCGCAGCGCACGTTTGAGGGCAACCATAAGGACGTGTTCACGTTCTATCGTCAGCCCCCTGCGGACTTGTCCTACACGAACAAGCGGGAGCGTCGGAAGATCCATGCTTTCGCCTATGCGGGGTCACCGTGGGTTGATCTGGATGACATCGAGGGCATGGCGGCCGAGCTGATGGCGAATGACCCGGCTGAGGCCGAGAGGTTCTACGGTAACCGGCTTGTGTCGGGTTCCGGTGCGTGGCTTCGAGACGGGGTGTGGGATGCAGCTTACGCAGGTCGAGTGGTTGCCGAGTCCCCCTGACGGGTCCAAGGTCTGTTTGGGTTTCGACGGTTCGGAGAACCACGACCACACGGCCATTCAGGGTGAGACTATCGACGGGCTCACCTTTACGCCGCGTTACGGGCCGGATAGTCGCCCTACCGTTTGGAATCCGGAAGAGTGGGGCGGGCAGATCCCACGCGGGGAAGTGGCCGCTGCCGTGGATGAGCTGTTCGCCCGCTATTCGGTGGCGCGAATGTATGCCGACCCTCACGACTGGTATTCCGAGATTGGCGACTGGGCGCTCCAGTATGGTGAGGAGCATGTGTTTGAGTGGAACACGTCGAGGATTGCCAAGATGTATGACGAGATCCGCCGTTTCGAGGTGGACTTGCGTGAAGGTCGCATGACGCACGACGGCTGCCCGATCGCCGCCCTGCACGCGGCTAACGCGCGTAAGGTCGCCAAGCCGGGCCAGAAGTACATCCTGGGGAAGCCGGCCGCTCACCAGAAGATCGACGCCATTATGGCGCGCATTCTCGCCCATACTGCCGCGTCTGATGCGCGTCTTGATGGCTGGGGAGAAGTAACCGATAACCGTATGTGGTGTTTCTAGGAGGTGCTGGTATGTCCCTGTTGCCCCTGGATGAGTCTAAGCTGGTTGACGACCTGAGTCGTCGGCTGTTCACCTCGTATACGGACGATCAGCGGTTTGATCGCTACTACGAGGGCACCCAGCGTCTTGCCCATATTGGTCTCGCTGTGCCGCCGGAGTTGCGGAAGTTTGAGACGGTGCTGAACTGGTGCCGTACTGTGGTCGATTCGGTGTCGGATCGTATGCGGATGAAGGCGTTCTATCTTCCGGGTGAGGATCGGGCGTCTGAGGCGTTGCGTGAGTCGTGGGACTATAACAACCTGGACTCCGAGTCAATCGCTCACCATCAGGAGATGCTGATTCTTGGGCGTGGGTTTGTGTCTGTGGGCGCGAATGAGGAGGACCCGGAGTTCCCGCTGATTCAGGTGGAGAATCCGCGTGAGTTGGCGGTGGACATTGACCACCGTCATCGTCGTCTGCGGGCTGCGGTGCGGGTGATGCCGTCTGAGAATGATGCGCCGGGCACGCCGTCTAATGCGGTGCTGTACCTGCCTGACTCCACGATGCGCTTGAAGCGGCATCAGGGCCGGTGGGTGGTCGAGGATAGGGACGACCACGGGCTGGGGCGTGTGCCTCTAGTGATGTTCTTGAACCGTCGCCGTGTGGGCCAGTGGACGGGTGTGTCGGAGATGGTGGACGCGATCCCTCTGGTTGATGCTGCGGCCCGGTCGCTGACGAACTTGCAGCTCGCGGGTGAGACGCATTCTGTGCCTCAGAAGTACGTCCTTGGCATGTCTAAGGGCGATTTTGTGGACGCGGAGGGTAAGCCGATCCCGGCGTGGGAGGCGTATTTCAACGCGATTTGGGCGAACCAGAACAAGGATGCGAAGGTTGGTCAGTTCGCGGCGTCGGACCTGTCGAACTTCCATAACACGGTGGACCATTACGCGTCGAAGCTGGCTGGCCTGTACGGTCTGCCGGCCCGCTATGTGGGTATCACGAGTGTGAATCCGGCGGCTGAGGGTGCGATTCGCGCTGAGGAGGCGCGTCTGATTCTGAACGTCGAGAAGAAGGCCGCTCTGGCCGGCGACGGCTGGGGTTGGGTGATGGGCCTGGTTGAGCGGTTCCGCACTGGCGAGTGGGTTTCTGGGTCGCGGATCAAGACGGACTGGTTTGATGCTGGCACTCCGACGTATGCGCAGCGGGCGGACGCTCTGACGAAGATGTACAACAGTGGTCAGGGCATCCTTTCTCGTGAGGGCGTGTGGGAGGAGCTGGGCTGGTCTGAGGCGCGCATGGAGCGTGAGCGGTCCAGGTTCGAGGCTGAGGCGCGCGCCGGTCTGGTCGCGCTGGAGAAGGTCGTGGACGAGGGCGCATGAGCACCCCGGAGACTGCGGTGAAGCATTATCGGGCGATGTTGCGGTTGCAGCGGTCGGCTAGAGCTGCTGCTGCTGTGGCGTGGTCGTCGTTGTCGGCGGCTTATCTGTCTGAGTCGTGGGGTGGTGTGTCGCCGGCGTTGGTCGCGGCGGTGTCTAAGCTCCAGCTTGACGCGGCCACGCGCGGCGCAGGTTACGGCGGGAATACGCTGGCGGATCAGGGGCTGTATGAGGCCCCTGAGGCGTGGGTGGACCCGTCGTCTTTGGCCGGCGTGTCTTCGCGTGGCGCTTCGTTGGGTGCGGCCCTGTATTCGGCTATCCCGCACACGAAGGACCTGATTGCTGGCGGGATGCCGGAGCGTGTGGCGTTGGCTCGTGGCCGTGAGGTGTTGCAGATGTCGGCGGCCACTCAGGTGGCGGATGCTGGGCGTACTGCGGCGGGGTTGGACACGTTCGCCCGCCCGAAGGTCGGCTATGTGCGGATGTTGAATCCGCCGTCGTGTTCACGGTGCGCGGTTCTTGCGGGCCGTTTTTACCGGAACAATGAGGGTTTCCAACGGCATCCGCGCTGTGATTGTGTGCATGTGCCGACGACGCGCACTGAGGCGGCTTCGAGTGAGGGCCTGGTCCATGACCCTTATGCGTATTTCGAGTCGTTGAGTGAGTCCGCGCAGGATAAGACGTTCGGTAAGGCGCAGGCGCAGGCTATCCGTGATGGGGCCGACTTGTTTCAGGTCGTGAACGCCCGCCGTGGGATGTCCTATGCGGGCGTGTCGGCGGATGGGTCGCGGCGGGGCCAGAAGGTGGCCTCGGACTTCACCCGTGAGGGCACGACTAGGCGCGCGCTATGGGGTGGCGCTAACCCGAGGGGGAAGCGCCTGACGCCGGACGCGATCTACGCCCAGGGGCTGCCGCGTGAGGAGACTTTGGTTCTGCTCGCCAAGCACGGCTACCTGCTCCCGCAGGGGCAGGTTGCTGAGGGCGCGATCCGTGGCGCTGGCCCTGTGGTCCCACGTTCGGACCTCACTGCCGCTGAGAAGCGTCTCCAGACCGCGCGTTTGCGGTGGGAGGCGGTCCAGGATGGCCGCAACCCGCATGGGCACGGCCCGTTGACCCCGGAGGTCGCCGCCCGCGTGGAGGCCGACTACCGGCGCTGGCTGGCATCGAACGGCCAGATTCACACTGATTGACTCCCGTCGTGCGCGATGCACGGTCCGGGTTCCACCTACCGCGATGGAGGGCAAAATGTCGGACGCCGACAACACCACCGAACCGACCCAGGTTGAGGCCGCTGAGACTCCCGTTGAGGAGCAGCAGGCGGAGGAGACCCTGGGTGATCCGGGGAAGAAGGCGCTGGCCGCTGAGCGCGATGCTCGTAAGGCTGCTGAGCGCCGTTTCGCTGAGGCTGAGGCCCGCCTGAAGGAGATTGAGGACGCGAACCTGTCCGAGCTCCAGAAGGCGCAGCGTGACGCTGAGGAGTACCGCTCCAAGCTTGCAAGTCTCCAGGTCGAGAACGCTCGTTCCCGGATCGCTCTGGAGAAGGGTGTCCCGTCCGACCTTATCGAGTTCATCGTTGGCGAGGACGAGGAGCAGATGGCCGCGAAGGCTGACCTGCTGATGTCCCGCCTGAACTCTACCCCTTCCACCCCCAAGCCGGACTTCACGCAGGGTGCTTCTAGCACGCCTGCCCCGGCAACGCGCCCCGGCGCTGACACGTTCGCCGCCGGGGTTCGACTCTGAACCTTCTAACAGAAAGGCCGAACCATGGCCGTCACTCTTGCCCAGGCTGCCGCACTGGAGCCGTCGCCGCTCCGTCGCGGCACCATGGAGATGTTCTCTCAGGTGTCCACCGTTTTTGACCGTCTCCCGCTGGAGTCGATCAACGGTGCCGCCTACGCCTACTCGAAGGACAAGGTGCTTCCGGGCACCGCGTTCCGTACCGTCAACGAGGCTTACGTCGAGTCCACCGGCCTCGTGAACCAGGACACCGAGTCTCTGGTGATCCTGGGCGGTGAGGCGCACGTTGACACTTTCATCGAGCGCACGATGGACTCCACCCCGGAGCTTCTGCTCGCCGGCCAGACCCGCATGAAGGTCGAGTCGCTTCAGGCCACGTTCGTTGACTCCATGTTCAACGGTGACACCACCGTTGACCCCAAGGGTTTCGACGGCCTGCGTAAGCGTCTTGTTGGCGCTCAGGTCATTGACTCTTCCGCGCCGACCAACTCTGAGGGGTTCCTGGATGAGCTGGACGAGCTGTTCGGCCAGGTCCAGGGCGGTATCCCCGATGTGGTGTACGCGCCCCAGGCTGCTATCGCCAAGCTTAAGTCGCTGGGCCGTAAGGTCGGCGGTGCTGACTACATCAACTCGGAGATCACGGGCAAGCGCGAGTTCACCTGGAACGGTGTGCCGTTCGTGGACCCGGGCGAGCACTGGTCTGGTCGTCCCATTCTCCCGGCGAACGCTGAGGATGGTTCGGACTTCTACGCGGTGAAGTTCGCGTCCGGTTTCGATGACGTGGGCGTGCTGGGCTTCACTAACGGTGGAGTGCAGGTCAAGCAGCTGGGGGAGCTTCAGGAGAAGCCTGCTCTGGGTGTCCGTATCGAGTTCTTCGTCGGTCTGACCGCGCAGGGCGGCAAGGCCGCTGCCCGCCTCAAGGGCGTCAAGAGCGCCTGATTCTAGGAGGAAACAACATGGCAACTCGCCCCAAGACGACTCGTCTTTCGAACGATGTTACTAAGCCCCAGCCGACCGCCACGGGGGATGCCCCGGCGGATACCTGGGACCCTGCTGAGCGGGCGACTTCGGTGCGCCCGGACAAGGCGGCTGCTGCTGCTGCCGGCCATCAGACGGTGAACGCCGTTGTGAAGGTCGGGGAGTACCGGCCTGCCGAGCTGACTGGCACGCGAACGGAGACCTATGAGGTGCTTTCGCCGGACGGTAAGCGGCTCACCGTGACTCACAACTACGACACCGGGGTTACCAGCACCGCGCCTGCGGAGTGACCCTACCAACCGGCGCGGTTCGCGTCGTAGCTGAGGGGAGGTCAGGGCATGGCCCTTGTGACTGCTGATGATGTTCAGGTTCGCCTGGGTCGTGACCTGACTGTCTCCCAGCGCGCTCAGGTGGATGCGTGGTTGACGGACCTGGAGGCGTTGGCTGAGGCTCGCGCCCCTGGGTTCGTTGCCCGGTCTTTCAACGGTTCGCCGTCGTTGGAGGTTGTGCGGGCGGTGTTCGCGCAGGCTGTGCGGCGGATCATGCTGAATCCGGAGGGGTTGCGGCAGGAGTCCCGCACGATTGATGACTACACGGAGTCTCGCACGTTCGATTCGGCTGTGTCGGCGTCGAGTGTGGGGTTCACGGATGAGGAGTGGGCGCAGTTGATGCCTGCTTCGGCGTCTGCGGCGTTTTCGATTCGTGCGTCTGGTGCCCCGGATGATGTGCGCGGTGTTTGGTCTACGTCTACGTCATGGCGGTGGCCGGTGTGAGTGCGGATGAGTTGACGGCCCGTGGCCGTCGTGCTGCTGAGTCGTTGATGACGGATCTTGTGCGTGTGTCGAGGGCGTCTGGCGGTCCGGTGACTGACCCGGTGACTGGTGTGGCTTCTGTCCCGTCTGTGGTCGTGTATGAGGGCATTGGGCGGGTGCAGGGTCGCGCGACTGAGGCGAAGACGGTGGACGGCGTTCAGGTGTACATCCTGTCCGATCTGACTGTGCAGCTTCCGGTGTCCGTTGAGCCGGTGGTGGATGACGAGGTGCGGGTGGTTGAGTCGTTGACTGAGCCGCACCTGGTGGGGCGGACGTTTCGCGTGAAGTCGGCCCCGCGTAAGTCTCACGCAACGATGACGCGGTGTGAGGCGGAGGAGGTGGCCGCGTAGTGGCTATCGACAACAAGGAGTTGTACGCTCTCGCTTCGGACCTGGGAAAGATGCCGCAGGTTATGGCACGCAAGTCCAAGCCGATCTTCCGGCGCACGGCGCTGGAGGTGAAGAACGGCATGCAGGCTGACCTCCGCGAGTCCAGGCACTTCAAGCAGGTCGCCCAGTCCGTTGACTATGACGTGACGGAGGGCGGCGTGCTCGGCGCGTTGTCGATGTCGGCGGAGATCGGCCCGAACGCTGAGCGCAACAGTTCTGCCCCGCTTGCCGGTATCGCCTATTTCGGTGGCGTCAATGGCGGTGGTGGGACGGTCCGTGACCCGGTATTCCATGCGGTGGAGCAGGGTTCACGGATGGTCGGGTACATCAAGGACGCGGCGGAGGGGTTGCTGTGATTGAGTTCATCGCCGCCGCTGCCGCCCGTGTCCCGTTCCGGGCGCACGAGATGGGCGCTGACCTGCCCGACCGTCCGACACCCCAGGACTACCCCTATGTTGTGCTGTGGTCCGACCTGGGGCTGGAGTTCTCTGGGGATCAGCCTGGGTGGGATGACTCGTTGGCGGATCTGCCGGACGCCCTGGAAGTGAACATCCGTGCGACCTATGTGGGGTTGTCCAAGGAGTCTGTGGCGGTTCTCGCGCGCCGGACTAGGGCAGCCCTGAACCGTGCCGTGCTGGAAGTCGAGGGGTGGACGTGCGCACCGCTACGCCAAGCCCCACTGGCCGGCATCGCCGCCGATGAGTCCGTGCAGATAGAGCAGATGCATCCCCATTTCGCGGTCGATGAGTACCGCCTGATTGCTACCAGGGAGCTGACATGACCGAGAAGGTTGACGTGCAGGACACCGAGACCGGGCGGAAGTATACGATCCCGGCCCATTGGCTTGAACTGGACCACCCTCAGTTCAAGCGTTTCAAGAAGACCGCCCGCCAGTCGAAGGCGGACGAGACCAAGGGCCAGACCGCCGGGTCGGCCTCTTCCCCTAAGACCAAGGAGGACTGACCATGGCGAAGATGATCGCTGACGGCAAGACCAAGTTCACTATCCTGACTGCTGCCCCGGCTAACCCGGAGGCCCCGACCGCCACTGAGCTGAACGCGGGCATCGACATTTCGTGTGACGTGCTCGCCTCCGACTTCACCTGGGGTGCCGGCGACTCGAACACTGTCTCCGAGCAGGCGCTGTGCGACGAGACCGCCGCTGAGGTGATGACCTCGTCCGTGTTCAACGGCGGCTTCACCATCTGGCGTCAGTTCGCCACGGGCGGAGGCTTCGATGGCACCTCGCAGGCCGAGGCCGCCATGGAGGTGCTGAAGGTCAAGGGCACCACGTTCTGGGCTTACGCGCGCCAGACGGATAAGCCGGCGCGCGAGGACTGGGCTGCGGGTGATGAGATCTACCTGGGCGGCGAGGTCATCAACGATAACCCCGCCCGCACGGACGGTTCCGGCTTCATTAAGTACCGGGTGCCGCTGAAGGTGCAGAAGGGCTACCCGTTTATCGAGGTCGCCGCCGCCTGATAGACCCCGTGGCGGGCGGACGGCTCACCGCCCGCCACGGCCCCACTTTTTGAGCCGCCTAAAGGAGAAGGCATGGGTAAGAACACCCCTAAGGATTTTGACGTGGACGCGTGGCTGGATGGCCTGTCGCGTCCTCAGCGTTCGGTGCGCGTGTATCAGCGCGGCGACATTATGGCGCAGCTGGACGACCTGGCCGCGCAGATCGAGAACGCGGACTCGGTTGATGACGGCGAGCGTGGCCTGGTTGATGCGTCGCCGGCGTCGCTGCGTGCCCAGTATGCGCAGCTGGCCGAGGAGATGAAGGCGGCGTCGCTGCTGGTGACGGTGCAGGGCCATGACCGGGATGAGAAGGTGGCGGCGCTGAAGGGTGCGGAGGACGCTTCCCCGGTGGAGGTGGCCCGCACCCTGATCTTTGATGCGCTGGTGTCCCCGAAGATGAACCGTGAGCAGTTCGACCGGTTCATGTCGGGTATCGGGCCGGCGCAGCAGGATCGTGTGGCTGAGGCTTACACGCGGGCGTGTGGTGAGGTGCCGGAGCCGAGCGCAGATTTTTTGCCGCAGCTTTCCACGCCGGACGGGGAAGGCTGACGCTTTCCGCGTTGCGGGCGTGTGAGAAGTGGTCCCGTCCCCCGTCCGCGCTGTTGGGTGGCACGGAGTGGGGTGAGCGGGACCATCTGCTGATTCTCGCCTATCAGAGGTACTTGGACACGACATGCAGCGAGTGCGGCGGGTACGTGCTGGAGTGCCGCAACCCGGACAACAACGGCGTGTACACGGTTGTGGACGACACGTACTGCTACCGGGCTGCTGAGTTGCACAGTGTGACGCGGGCGGACGGTTTCAAGCCGGACGACGGCCAGCTGTTGTACGTGGAGGAGATCGATGCGGATGTGGTGACGCGCCCGCCGCTCTCACTTTTCGAGGGCGGCGAGGATCTGCTGTCCGAAGCCGATGCCGGCGAGTAGCAGGCCGAGGACGGCGATCCATCCGAGGACGGCGTTTCCGCCTGCCGCGATGGTGACTACGGCGAG